CTATTCTTACTAATCATTGTGAGGAATTTATCCGGTTTTTGGAAGAAAACAGAAAACTTATAACCGATAAAAAGATATTTGGAGGAGAAAATTAATGGCAAACCAAATAACCGGACGGATAATCGAAATCGGACAAACTGTTCAAATACCATCCAAAAACGGTGGTTCCTCGTTTACAAAACGGGAGTTCATTTTAGATGCTACCACTTACGACCCTTATACGGGAGAGCGTAGCGAGTATGAGAATGTTATTCCCTTAGAGTTTTCAGGCGATAAGTGTGCAGAACTTGACCGCTTTAATCAGGGTGATGTTGTTACTGTATCATTTGTTTTACAAGGACGTTCTTGGACGAATCAAGACGGAGAACTCAAACGTATGGCATCTATTCGGTGCTACAAAATAGATGCGCGTGGCGGTGTATCTCAATCCCAACAAACAACATCGGTACAACAGCCAGCGCCACAACCGACCTATCAGCAACAGCCGCAGAACTTTCCGCCTCCGGTTGATGCTAATGGCAATGTAAAGGACGATTTACCTTTTTAGCGTATGCTGTTCGACTTGAAGAATGATATGGAAGAGATTTGGAAAACAGTAAAAGGGTATAATGGATATTATCAAGTTTCTAATACAGGTAAAGTTCGGAATCCTAATAAGGTGCTTACTCCAAATGTTGGAGTAAAGAACGGATATGTTTATGTTACTTTGAGAAAAGATAAAAGACTGTTACATCGAATTGTTGCAGAAACTTTTATCCCCAATCCATTTAATAAACCAGAGGTAGACCACATTAATGGAATTAGAACGGATAATAATGTTTGTAATTTAAGGTGGGTAACTCGCACGGAAAACAATAATAATCCTATTACTAAAAGCCGTTTTAGTAAATCTGCTAAAGGTAAAGTTATCAATGCAGAAACTAAAAAACGAATGTCAATGAGCCGAAAAGGGGAAAAACATCCAATGTATAATAAAAAGCATTCAAGTTTTTCTAAAAGAAAGATGTCTATAACTCATTCAATTCCAGTTGTGCAATTGGGATTACAAATGAATTATATAGCTGAATTTGAAAGTGCAAAAGTGGCTTCTCTTGAAACACAAGTTGCTGCATCAAGTATCAATGCTTGTACGCTCGGCAAAAGGAAAACGGCTGGTGGCTATATTTGGAAAAAGAAAAATGATATTTAATTTATCAAATCATTATGAAATACCCAAGTTCAAGGAGTATGTAAACAAGCTGTTTAGTGAACGTGCGGTGGTGGAAGTGAAAAAGAAACTACCTAACCGTACGCTTGCCCAAAACAGCTACTTGCATCTTCTTTTAGGGTATTTCGGTAGTGAGTACGGTTGCAGTCTCGACGAAGCAAAAATTGATTTTTATAAGAGGACTTGCAACCGTGATTTGTTTGAACGTAAGATGGTCAACAAGAAAGGCAATGAAGTAACCTATTTGCGCAGTTCTGCCGAGCTGACAACAGGTGAAATGACTTTGAGTATTGACCGTTTCCGAAATTGGTCGGCATCAGTAGCTGGCATTTACTTACCTGCCGCTAACGAACAACAGATGCTTATCTACGCACAACAAGAAATTGAACGTAATAATGAATTTATTTAAAAATTGAGATTATGAAGAAAAGAAAATTTCCCCAAGATGTAGCAAGATTCTTTCATCCTGAAAAATCAATCAACCCTAAATCCAGCGGTATTCACCAAATAGAGAAAGCCTCTCAAAGAAGCTATATTCCAGTTTATAATACTATGGGTACTGCAAGAAAGGTTTACAATGAGTTTGGCAAAATAAGTTATAGATAATATGGACAAATTTTTAGGACAAGACATTCCTGAACAGGAACGATGGCAGTTTCTTCAGGACAATGCCGATGCAGTGGAGAAAATCGGTTATACTCACCGATTCACACCCGAAGAATTGGCGCAAAAGAAAGAAACATTAGCTGAAGTATCAATCACCATCAATGATATTGAGATAGAAAAGAAAGAGGCTATGGACGAGTTCAAAGAACGTCTGAAACCTTTGAACGAAGAAAAGCAGGAACTTTTGGACCACATTAAGAGAGGTTCTGAGTTTGTAGAAAATGAAGAATGTGCCAAAATCCTCTATCACGAGGAAAAGATGGCAGGATTCTACAACAAGCTGGGCGAACTGGTTTATAGCCGTCCCATTATGCCACAGGAGATGCAAAAGACAGTATTCAGTATTAACCGTAAAACAGGAACAGAATCATGAGCGAAAACAAAATCAACTTGGTTGTGCCTAAAGATTACAACGGCAAACCTATTGAAGTAGTATTAAGAGAAGGCGAAGCACCGGTAGCACTTGACCCGAAAGAACCGGAGCGAGTAGTTATCAGTGGAACGATAGATGCACCTCTCAGATGGTTGGAAAAGCGTGTCGAACTGATTAATCAGAAATCGACCAATATCATCGTAAACCGTGATAAGATGGGGTTGGCATTAACTATTGATGAAACCAACTACTATCAGACTGGAATCAGTGGTATTTTACAGGCTTCAAAAGAAATGCAGGAATTTGGCATTAACACGGATAAGAAATGGGAACCTGTCAAGCTATCCCAGTTCTTCAAGATGCACCGTGCTTTCTTCAAGGATAAATCAGAAAACATGATGCTGGTTTCCACTTTGAAGAATTTCAAAGCAAAGGTTAACCAAGACATCGAGCGCAGCAAAGAGGAAAACGGCAGCAAGACGGATAATTATTCTCAGGTGGTTGATTCTAATCTTCCGAAATCCTTCAAACTGAATATTCCTCTTTTCAAAGGCTTTGCTTGTGAGGAAATCGAAGTTGAAATTTATGCTGATGTAGATGGTCGTGATGTTTCACTTTCTTTGGTTTCTGCTGGTGCGAATGAAACCATTGAGGAATACAAAAACAAGGTGATTGACGAACAGATTGAAGCAATCAAAGGTGTTGCACCTGACATCGTAATCATCGAAGTATAATTGACAGCCCGGAAAGACGGGCATCTGGTATCGTGGCGGAATTGGTAGACGCACGACGAGTACTGGAGCTTTACCCAGCCGGAAGGGTTACTCAAAGCAGAAAGCTCATGCAGGTTCGAATCCTGCCGATACCACCACATAACAAGAGGATGCTTAATGATAAAAACATCCTCTTATTTACTAATAGTTACTTTTCATATTTCTATGACACCAACAACTTCATAATTCCCATTTAATCCATGATTTGTCATATAAGTTCTGATTTCAGTTCTATATGCTACTTCAAAATTATACTGTGATAAATTGGCACTTATCGCCTTTGTAAAGGAATACTCATTACCATGATGAGTGAAAATAATACGATAGTTCTTCATATAAATATGATTTTAGAGTGAATACAAATATTACACCCGCAAATATATAAAATAATGCCATACTACATAAAACGAAAACCAAAGAAGAAAGAAAAACCTATGCCTTTATTTGATAAAGCAGGGATAACAGTAAAGAAGAAGCCGGATTTGAAAGCTAAGCTCGACAAGGAGTTTTCCCTTTTTATCCGGCTTCGTGATTGTATGCCAAACGGATTCTTCCGATGTATATCATGTGGACAGATAAAACCATTCGTGCAAGCCGACTGCGGGCACTATTTCAGTCGTACACATTTGGCAACACGGTTTGATGAGAACAATTGCCATGCCGAATGCCGGCACTGTTTAACACCGGATTCTCTCGTCTTAATGAAAGATTTTATATGGAAACAGCTTGGTGAAATTAGTGTTGGTGAAGAAATATTTGCTTTTGACGAAGAAGTAATTTATAAAACTTCACGAAGATATAGGGTTGGAAGGGTTACACACATAGAACGTGATATTCAAGATGTGTATGAGGTAGAGTTAGAGAATGGAGATAAAATGAAGACAACTGCTAACCATAAATGGCTCGCAAGGGCAAGACAAGGAACTTCATACACATGGATTGAAACACAAGAAATGTGGGTTAATGGCGTAAATCTTCATGGGAAGCACAAGACCGGACCTCATACAGATAGGACTACGACCATTGTCTGTAAACCATTTCAAGTAATACAACAAGAAAAATCCTATGAAAGCGGATGGATTGCGGGAATGATTGATGCTGACGGACATATTTGTCAACAGAATATTTCTAATCCAGATGGGACGAAACGCTATGGTTTTCGTGTCGGTATAGCCCAATGTGAGAAGTACATGGATATTTGCTCTGAAATAAAACGCTTACTTGAAAAGTTCACAGGAAATAATAAAACTTGTCGGCAGATGATGGAAGATTCAAATAGGCGTGGCACGTTTAAAAAAACGTATCAATCTTGGCAATTTCTTATAACAGGTACAAACATAGAGAAGCTCCAATTTTTAATGCGTGTTCGTCCGCATAAAATTGAAAAGGTGGATATTGAAAAACTTGGCAAACTAAAATCTCAATATGATACCAAAGTGAAAGGTATCAAATATATAGGTAAAGAGGAGATTGTCGTGATGGAAACGGATACGCGTACTTTCATTGCTAACGGCTATGCCATGCACAACTGCAACAGGTTCAAAGCCGATCATTTGGAAGACTATCGGGTGAATCTGATAGCCAAAATCGGGCAACAGAAATTTGACTTGCTGAAAGTGAAAGCTGATGGTACTTCCAAAATGACTGATTTTGAGTACGAACAGCTAATCAAGTATTACAAAGCACTTAATAAGAAGTTACGAAAGGAGAAAGGGTTATGAATGATTTGGAAGCAGGAACATTTGTCATGATGATCAAGAATGATGATGGTTCATTCTCTCCGGTTGGATTAAGTAAGGAACAGGCTTATATAATCCGGACATTTCTTTCCAAACTTAGTGAGGATTCCCCTTTTATCATTAAATCAGAAGATAGATATGTACAAACTACGTGATTACCAACAGAAAGCCTCTGATGCTGCCGTTTCTTTCTTCAATAACAAGGCGAAGAAAACAAATGCCATTATGGTGTTACCTACGGGCAGCGGAAAGTCGCTTATCATAGCGGATATAGCTGCAAGGCTTGACGGTCATACATTGGTGTTCCAGCCCTCGAAGGAAATACTCGAACAGAACTTTAAGAAACTCTGCTCATACGGTATTCTTGATTGCAGCATTTATTCAGCTTCTTTCAACTCTAAAGAAATAAGCCGGATAACATTCGCCACCATCGGCAGTGTGAAGAATCATCCCGAACTGTTCACCCACTTCAAGAACATCATTGTGGATGAATGTCATCTTGTAAACCCCAAAGAGGGAATGTACAAGGATTTTTTTGATGCAGTGAAGTGTAAGGTTCTTGGACTGACAGCAACGCCATACCGTTTAAGCTCCAGCCGTGATTTCGGCTCCATGCTGAAATTTATCACTCGGACAAAACCTCATGTCTTTTCAGAGGTCATTTATCATGTACAGGTATCAACCCTATTAGATATGGGCTACTTGGCGAAGTTGGATTACTATTCAATGAATCCTTCAGGGTGGAATGAACTTAACTTGAAAGTAAATACTACTGGTGCCGACTATACGGATAGGTCAGTTCAAAAAGAATATGAACGGATAGACTTCTACGGTTATCTCGTTCATATCGTCCAAAGGCTGATGAATCCCAAAGCCGGAGGAAAACGGAAGGGTATTTTGGTCTTTACCCGTTTTTTGAAAGAAGCGGAACGGTTAACGATGTCAATACCCGGTTGCGCTATCGTTTCAGGTGATACTCCTAAGAAAGAACGTGAACATATTCTTGAGGCGTTCAAAGCTGGTGAAATCCCGGTAGTAGCTAATGTGGGTGTACTTACGACTGGCTTTGACTATCCGGAACTTGATACGGTCGTTATGGCACGTCCTACAATGTCACTTGCCATGTGGTATCAGATAGTCGGTCGTGCCATCCGCCCGCATCCTTCTAAAGAATGTGGATGGATTGTGGATTTATGCGGTAACATCAAACGTTTCGGAGAGGTGTCGGATTTACGATTGTTTGATAGCGGTAATGGTAAGTGGGCTGTATTTTCTAACGGAAGGCAATTAACTAACGTGAGATTCTAAGACTATGGACGAAGGATTTTTGAGGCTAAGCCGCAGGTTTTTCTCGAATGAAATGTGGAATGAAGCCCGTACTTTTAGCAGTTGCGAAGCGTGGTTAGATTTAATTCAGTCTGCACGATTTGAGGCAACGCCCCGAAAGGAGAGTATCGGAGGTCGAGAAATCTCTTATTCAAGAGGTCAATATCCTGCATCCATAAGATTTCTGTCACAGCGTTGGAAATGGTCTGAAAAGAAGGTGCGTTCCTTTCTTGTGCATCTTAGAAAGAAAGGTATGATAACTGTTGAGTGCAATCAAGGAATGAACCTTATAACCTTATGTAAATATGAAGAATATAATCCAATGGGCACAACCAAGGGCACAAGTAAGGACACAGGTATTGAAAAGGAAATCAATGAATTAAGACAGGAATGGGCACAACTAAGGGCACAACTTGGGGCACAGCCCATGAACAACAATCTACCGCAATCCGAACTTTTACAAAAATCAGGGCACACAGAGGGCACAAATACAAAGAAAGAAGAAAGAGAGTATATAGATATATCTCTACATCAAAAGAAAGAAAATACTCCTGACGGAGTATCAAAGAAAGACAAGCTTTCTTCGCCCTCCCCCTCTGAAAAGATTGATTACAGCGGATTGATGGAATACTATAATACCACATTCAAAGACAGACTCCAGCAGATAAGATCAATGACTGATGTGAGAAAAAAGGCTGTAAAAGCCCGGATAGCCCAATATGGGAAAGAGTCAGTGAGGAGTGTTTTCAATCTCATTCTTCAATCCCCGTTCTTACTTGGAGCTAATGACCGCAATTGGAAATGCGACTTTGATTGGATTTTCAAACAAGCAAACTTTACTAAAATATTGGAAGGAAACTATAATGGGACAAGACTTAGTAAAAATCAACAGGATAGCGAGCAGCGAAAACGTGATTCAGTTCTTGCAGTCGCTACAACCGTTAGAGAAGCTGCCGCAAAAAAGAGAAAGGAACTTGAAGCAGAGGGCGTTATTGAATAAATATCCCGATCCTGCACAATTCATTCTTGATTACAACCCTGATTTGCAGTTCAAACTTGTCAGATGTAATGCAACCCATTCAGAACTGGCGTTGAATGACAGCATTCCGAGTTTAGGGCTATTGTCTTCTACTTATGGGGATGAAACACCGATAGAATGGCTAAAGATACAATTTGGTTCATTGAATGACTTTGCAGAAGTTTCAACCAAGATAGCGAAAGAGCAACTTTCTGAACTATCGGAGATATTCCTTTCGGAGTATTATTATATAAATGCCGCTGAAATCTGTTTTTTCATAGCACGGTTTAAGTCAGGGAAGTATGGGCGGTTCTACGGTTCAATAGATCCATTGAAAATAACAAGTGCGATGCTGGACTACGTTTCTGAACGTCGGAAAGATATTGAACGGAAAGAGCGTGAACGATACAGAAACCAACGTGAAAAAGAGATAGAGGAGCGTGGAGATAACAGAATCTCTTATGCTGAGTACATTGAAATCAAGCACCGTGCTGATGCAGGAGATGAGGAAGCTAGAAAAATGCTGATATCACCATGAGAATAACCGTTTACTGGGTAACAAGAAATCCGGATGTTATCGTAAGAATCCGGAAAAAGTTCAATATCCCAAGTTATACTTCCGTGAACTACGAAACAGAATGTGAAATCAAGAATGAAGACTTTCCACTGTTAGAAGAAACAGAACGAAGGGGATTCATTCGAATTAGAAATAAGAATACACGATTATGCAAGGAACAGACAAACTGAATACGATAACCAAGATCGTATTTGTCCTCACGGACGTTTTAGAAACCAACCTTCTAGAAATGCAGCAGCAATATAAGAAAGAAGGCTTTGAACTCAGACACGATTCAAAAAGAAACTTCAACACAGCCATAGCCGCGATAAAGAGATTGAAAAGTGATGTGAATCATTGCAGCGAATCCACTCAGGAAAACTTCGGCAATGATTCTGACATGGTGAACGCCATGTTGCTCACACTGATTGATAGGTGCGGTGATGATGACAACCTCGCTTATAAGATGTACGAATACATTAAATCTTTCCCGTCCAAACTGAATCTAGACTTGGATTTGGATAATGCGTTCAGCCACCTGTTTAAAAAGGAGAAGTTATGAAATCGCAGAAAAATATCTTAAAATCCATTGAAGGTCTGTCCGATATAGAACTATTTGTTATTGATCTCTTTTGTGGCGCCGGCGGTTTGTCCGAAGGTGTGGAAGAAGCACGATTGGATGGAAATAGATGTGGAAAGGTTGTTTGCTGTGTGAACCATGACAAGAATGCCATCCTTTCACATGATGCCAATATCCCTGATGCACTTCACTTTATTGAGGATATCCGTACACTGGAACTTTCCCCGATAAGCACTATTGTAGAACGTATCCGTCAGCTATACCCTGATGCCATGATAATGCTTCATGCTTCTTTGGAGTGTACCAACTTCTCGAAAGCCAAAGGCGGTCAGCCGAGAGATGCCGACAGCCGAACGTTGGCAGAACATCTCTTCCGTTATATTGATGTTATAGACCCTGACTACATTCAGATTGAAAATGTAGAAGAGTTTATGTCATGGGGAGATATGGATGAGAATGGGAAACCTATCAGCATGGACAAAGGCCGGCTTTATCAAAAGTGGGTGCGCAATGTCAAGAAGTACGGTTACAACTTTGAGCACCGCATCTTAAATGCTGCCGACTTCGGTGCCTACACCACAAGAAAACGCTTCTTCGGCATCTTTGCTAAAAAGAACTTGCCGATAGTATTCCCTGAACCGACCCACTGTAAAGGTGGTAGGCAAGATATGTTCTCGCGGCTGGAGAAGTGGAAGCCGGTAAAAGATGTGCTTGATTTCTCTGATGAAGGAACTACCATCTTCAGGGAAAAGCCTCTTGCAGAGAAAACGCTTGAACGTATCTATGCTGGACTTATCAAGTTTGTAGCCGGAGGAAAGGATGCTTTCCTTTCCCGTTACAATACGGTTCGCCCTCAAGACACATGCAAATCAGTTGATGAACCATGCGGAGTGTTGACTACTGAAAACCGCTTTGCAAAGGTACAGGTAAGTTTCCTCTCCAAACAGTTCAGCGGACACCCCGACAGCAAGAACGTATCAGTGGAAGAACCGGCTGGAGCAATCACTTGTAAAGACCACCACGTTTTTGTATCGGCTTACTATGGGAACGGGCATAATCATTCGGTGGAACTTCCTGCACCTACGGTCACAACGAAGGACAGGATGGCTTTAATTGAAAGCCGATTTATGTGTTCTTATAACTTTAAGGATACAGGAAAGGATATTAATCAGCCTTGTCCTACACTTCTGACTAAAGACAGACTTTCCCTTGTATCTCCATTTTTTATGAATCAATATTCTGGAGGTGGTCAGGTGTCTGATATAAACTCGCCATGCCCCGCTGTTACCACAACACCGAAACAAAACTTGGTAACATGCCAGCCGTGGATAATGAATACTGCATTCTCAAATGTAGGTAGCAGTATAGAGGAACCCTCCCAGACCATTACCGCAAACAGGAAATGGCACTATCTGATGAATCCACAGTTCAACAGTGCTGGCGGCTCTGTTGATAGCCCCTGCTTCACATTAATAGCCCGCATGGATAAGATGCCGCCCTATCTGGTAGCAACAGAAAGCGGTCAGGTAGCGATTGAAATCTACGACAATGATAGTCCTATGACCGTGAAGATAAAGGAGTTCATGGCACTGTATGGCATAGTGGATATTAAAATGCGGATGCTTCGCATTCCGGAACTCAAAAAGATTATGGGATTCCCTGAAGATTATGTTTTAATAGGCACACAAGCTGACCAAAAGAAATTTATCGGGAATGCGGTGGAGGTTACACAAGCGAGAAAAAATACTGAAGCACTTTGCAAAGTATTGAGAAAGTTGAGATTGAAGAAATCAAAAGAAATAGCTTAATGGAAAATGGAAAACTTATATTAGATGCCTGTTGTGGCAGTAGAATGTTTTGGTTTGACAAATATAATCCTCTTGCCTTATTTGTTGACAAACGTTCGGAAACACTTACGGCCAAGGACAGGGGTAAGACAAGAATCATAGAAATAAAGCCGGATGTAATAGCCGATTTCACCAACCTTCCATTTGAAGACAATTCTTTCTACATGGTGGTGTTCGACCCACCGCACCTGAAAACACTTGGTGCAACCTCATGGATGGCTAAAAAGTACGGAAAACTGCCGAAAGACTGGCAGTCACTCATACACGATGGATTTACTGAGTGTATGCGCGTCTTGAAGCCTTACGGCACTCTTGTATTCAAATGGAATGAAAGTGAGATTAAATCCTCGGAAGTTTTGTCTGCCATCCCGTTTAAACCTCTATTTGGGCATACCACTGGAAGACAGAGCAAGACAATATGGATGTGCTTTATGAAACTGCCAATTAACTAATAACTGATTAAGAAATGAAAGAAAGACAGCTTGATTTTAACAGGCAAGATAAGCCAGCTATTGTAGAAGATTCTAACGGAGAACTGATAACTGAATTGAAAAAGCAATATAAAGAAATTCAGCAAAATTTAGGATTGGCTATAACGATGCTCGAAAAAGGGCAGCTCACCGAAGGAATGAAAGAAAACATCCTTTCTCTGACAGACCACAATGTGAATAGGTTTCTTACCCGAATGGGATATGAAGGTGTACTTGCAGAGAAACAAAAGAAATTAACTGAACAAATCCGCTCATTGAATGATGAAAATCGAAAATTACGTCATCAGCTTGGGGAGAAGGTTTCAAACGAAGATGTTAGAGAACGTTTGAAAATTATGGTATCATCATTTAGAAATTGGTGGACTGAATATGGATTTGGGCATGTTAGTGACTTTTATTTTGGAGAATACGTTGCAAAAATCTCATTGAGTGGAATGGTTTTCGCTTCCCGTGTTTCAAAGGCAGGAGAAGAAAAGAAAGAAGAATACTTGTCTCGGTTAGGTTTTGAGATAGAAGATAGGATGGTTATCTACAATGACAAATCTATTGCGCTACTAAATAAGCTACTTACCGATAAATATCCAAGTATTGATATTTATAGTATCAATCTGACCACTTCGGCTTTGAATGGAGTACCCGTTATCCAAGATGTAGTAGTTTTCTTGAGAGATTTAGACAACCTTACCGAAACCGCATCTCCTATCAACTAATTCCAAATTATTAATTCAAATCCGAAAAAGATATGAAACAGACAGTAGAAGAAGCGGCATACGATTATGCTACTAATAAAACGAAGTTCAGAAAAGACGTTCTGAAAGAAGTTGACGCGGATACCTACGTTTCACGTCATGCTGATAGTATGGAAGATTTTCAATGTGGTGCAGAGTGGCAGTCAAAGCAATCGCCTTGGATAAGCGTTAAGGAACGGTTGCCGGAAGAAGAACAAAAAGTTTTCGTTTTGACAATGCGTTATGGCGTACCATATATTCAAAAAGAAAAGTTTCGTAGAAGCAGCAATTTAGATACAAAGGAAAGATGGATTCACGGAAACAGTATCGTGTTGGCATGGCTTCCTATTCCGTCTTTTGATGAGATATTAAAGAACAACAATAAAAAATGAAAGCAATAACCATAAAACAGCCGTGGGCCTCTTTGATAGTCCATGGTATTAAAGACATTGAGAACCGTACTTGGAGCTGCCCTAAGAAATACTTAGGGCAGAGGTTACTGATTCATTCAAGCGGTAAACCTTTGAATTATGATAATTTCTATGATTCAATACTTACCAATGAGCAGTTATTGGCATTACCGGAAAACAAAGAGTGGAAAGATTTTAGTTTTTGTACAGGCTCCATAATCGGAAGCGTCGAGATAATAGACTGTGTACAAAACCATCCTTCCATCTGGGCAGAGAAAGGAGTTTATAACTGGGTACTAGCTAACCCTATTCTCTACGAAAATCCAATTAAGGACGTGAAAGGCAAATTATCCTTTTGGGATTATCCCGGTATCAAAGAGGTAAAGATAGAATGTCCGGAATGTGGCAGTATAGAAATAGCTGTTGAGGACTATACAACGGCACCATTCCCAACTTATTTGCATAGGTGTAATAAGTGTGAACATGTGATTATAGAAAGTGAGTGGAAGGAGGTAAAACAAAAATAAAATGAGTGAAGCAAAAATCATATTAGATGCCTGTTGCGGCAGTAGGATGTTTTGGTTTGATAAAGAAAACCCTTTGGTCTTATTTACTGACATCAGAGATGAAGAGCATACTCTTTGCGACGGTCGAAGTCTGAAAGTTCATCCGGATATTGTATCTGATTTTACCAATATGCCATTCCTAAATGAATCTTTTAAACTGGTAGTCTTTGATCCGCCCCATCTTTTAAATGTGGGTAAAGAAAGTTGGTTGGCCAAGAAGTATGGTAAACTTCCCGAAGATTGGCCAAGGGTGATAAAAAAAGGAATTGATGAATGCTTTCGAGTACTTGAAAATTACGGCGTTCTCATTTTCAAATGGAATGAAGACCAGATAACGGTTAAAGAAGTATTGAAAGCCATCGGACGGCAGCCGTTGTTCGGTCACACCACCGGAAGACATGGCAAGACTATGTGGATGTGCTTTATGAAACTACCAATTAACGAATAACTGATTAGAAAGGAGTGAAAAATGAAATATCCTAAAGTAAAGAAAAAGAAAAAATTTAAAAGAGATTGTCATAACTGCACTTTCTTTGCTGCATGCGCAGATAGATATCACAGGAATGCTGTGGATTGCAAAAGGTTTAGATTTTGTTCTATGTGTAAAAGTATATAAAAATGATTAGAGCAAGATTTTTTGTAGAAAAGAAAAAATGTGATGGAGATTATCGTCCATTAATATGGCCCATTCAATACCCATACTGGTGTACAGGTGAGAATGACAGATTTTTTATTTTAGTCGCTTATGTTAATGACATGGATGAACTGATGAATTTATGGCCAGAAGCATCTGATGTTTATATTGAAAAAGTGAATAAGATATTCTTCTCTGATAGGTTCCCGAAACCTTATTGGTACAAAGAGTTAAATCAATAAGAGAAAATTATGAAAACAATATTATTTACAATTATATGTGTTATTTCCCTATTATGGGTCGGAGATCTCACAATTACATTTAAGCCGTTTTCTATATCACTTCCCGGTTGGTATAAGCCTGTAGGTATCATCCTGTTTGTGTTGTCAATGGCGGTATATACTATAGGGGAATATACTAAAGGCTATAAGCATGGTTTCGATGATGGGATAAAGGAATGTGTTGAAATACTTAAAAAGAAAAATCCATGAGCAAACTATACAAAGTAACCATTTTCGGGGAATCATTCCTAATCGGGTGGTTCCCTTTTTCTTCACGCTGGTATAACAAGCTAAAGATAATCAAATGATAGTACGTCATTTTATAAGAGTTCCGGTTGGAAGTACTGTCTATTGCGACAATCAGCCGGTTAAAATACTGGAGAAAGGATATGCCCTTGCTCTATGTGATGTTAATGGGAAACGGGTATATATCACCTGCTATGATTTGGAAAAGAAACCATTCGTCAGCACGAATGGGGAAGAATGAAAAAGAGCCAACCCACGCACGACCATGAATCAGCTCTTCCTTACACGATTATGATGCAAATATA